TTAATTTCTGTAATAATTTTAAAGATGTTATCCCAATCAAAAGGACCATCTTGTCTAGCAGCTTTTCTACTGTGTTTATATAATGGAAAAAAATCTCTACGCCAAGGATCGCCTGCGTCTGAACATAGTACCATATCACCATATTCTTCTTTGAATTTTACATTGATACCTCTTAAAGAGTTTAGTACCATAAACCTAATCATTTCTTTGTTAGGTTTAACATCTGCTTTACCTCTTACCTGTGCCATCAGGTTTGATATTAACACTTGATTGAGGTCAACTAATATCATAAGTATTTCTTTTTATACCATTTATAAAATGCTTTATCTTTAAATAAATCCATAACACCTGCCGCTGATACTTGATCGCTTCTGATACAATCAGCATAGTCTTGGTATTCTGATTTTTTAATTTTTGTCATAGATTTATTTTTCATATAAATTTTTTAGTGATTGTTCTACACTAGATAGTGGTTCGTTTTTCTTGTTTTCTTTTTTATAATAATACATTGCAATCAAATAAGCAATAGTAAAACCTACTACTGTTACCGTGCAACCTATAAATCCTAGTAATAATCCGTGTTCTAAATCCATAGTATTATGTGTTGTGTATGGGCGCCGAAGCGCCCAATACTTATTTTAATTATGCTGAGTAAGCAACTTGTTTACCGAACACTTTTGTCATACCAGCAACTAAAATTGCTCTTGACGGTGTTCCAACTCTATAAGATACTCCAGTTTTTTTTGATCTATTTTCATAAATCATTAAACCTTGATTTCTTAATTTGCCAATCATTGCTGCTGGCGATTTAAGGTCGTAAACAGTTCTTAATTGTTTCCAAGTAACTGTAGCACCTTTTTCAAAAAGATTCTTAATCTTTTGTGTTTTAGATAGTTTCATATCTTCTCCTTCATTATTAAATAAAAATTTAAACATATGTTTAAACCCTCTCTTTCTGTCAGTTTTACAACCAGACACGGCGATTGCTTGAGCAATTCTTTTAGTCATCTAAATCTCCATCAGGTTCAAAAAACCCTAGTGTATCATTTAGATCCTTTAATTCTTTTTTGACATCACCTGAAATAGGTTTTGTCATAGCAGGTTTTTCTAACACATCAGCATAATCTAATTTTGCTGATACTGTACCTGCCTGATTTGTTTTTAACTTAACCATCTTATCTGCTAATTTTTGAGCAGGATGTGGCATACTGAAATCTCTATAAATCATACCACGCATTACATCAACTAATAATGCTAAGTCTTTTGTAAAATTAGGATTATTAGTTTTCATTGCTAAATCAACAAAACTTTTTAATAGATTCATACTAATATCATCTACAGCAGTTTCAACAAATTGTTTAGTTTGTTGTTTCTGTATTTCTTTAGCAACTTTTTCGCCCATTTTTTTTCTTTGAGCGTCAAGTTCTCTACTTCTATCGTTAACAATCCTATCACTAGGAAATTGTATAATCTTGTCGTTTGCCATACTACTACTTGATTTCACCTTTAAAATTTACTTTCCCTTGTTTTTCAAAATATTCTACAAGTTGATTATAACCACCGATTAGTTCGCCGTCTATTTTAATTTGTGGCATTTGCCTTACTTGTTTGCCAATATCCTCTAACATCATATCAATAGACTCAAACGATTCTAATTTTCTTTCTTCGTATTCAAGGCCAAGATTTTTAACAAGTCCTTTGGCCTTGGTACAATATAAACAGTTATCTTTACTGTATATTACTATTTTCATTAGATTTCTCCTCTTTTAAAAGATTGTTATAGGCAATGTTTGCCTTCTCTTTTAAATTGTAGGCGTCAACAGCTTCTTCAATAGTGAAGTTGTACATTTTATTGTACTCACCTAAAGGAAGTCTTAAACCAATCCAAGCACGGTAATAGTTTTGTTTAGTTAAGGTAACATCTTGTTCAAAGATTTCATATCCTCTCACTTTTGTGTTCTTAATAACATTTACTAATACAGACTCAACTTCAGTTACAACTGATTTAGTATTTGTTTTACCAAGTTCAGTTATGAATTGTTTTGACTCTTTGTTCATTTCACCTTTGATTATATCAGCAAGTTCACTTTTAGCAAGCATTTTTGCCTTCTCAATCGCAAGGTTTAAGTCTGGTGATACTGCCGTGGCAACACCATAGATACATTGTCTATCTTTGTCTTTGCCAAACATTTTGATTTCACACGCCTTCGACTCGTTTATGTCAGCCATATACCATTTTGGTACACTATCAACAACTTTGTTGCCTGACTCTTTCTTTATCTTATAATTACCAGCACAATTAGTCAGCAATACTGACATTGCTAATACTGATAATATTTTCATTTGTTTCATCATATTATTTTACACACTCCTTTTCATAGTATATAACAATTCTTGCATTTTGTCAAGCCCCATTTGAACATAGTTAAAAACATCACTAATACCAATGTCGGTTTGAGTTACAACAATTGTAAAGAGTCCGATTATGATTAAATTTTTAATCATTCTACCTCCCATTCACCGTTTATTTTTAAACACATCTTGCCAAACGACCTCAAGGCGTGCTCTGGCCGAGTATAATATCGGCAGTATTCTGGAGTAGTGGTTTCTCTATAATAAAACTGAGCAAATAGTTCCCAATAACCTGGTGTTTCTATACCCTTTTTACCATCAGCACACTCCAAAATTTCTTCTTTGATTATTTCGTCACCTTTTTGTTTAATGACTACTTTAATAAAACAATATTGACCATCTGTTTTTTCAGGTGGTATTCCTACAATCTTACTATGTAATATCTTTTCACCTGAAAAAGCTATACTCATTAAACCAGATGTCATTAGTAATACTAAAAAAATTAAAAATAATATTCTTTTTCTATTCATTGTTTTTCAATCCATCTGCCATCTGGCAATTGACAAGCAGTACCGAATACTACTTTTCTGTTCACACCACCTACACCGATTAACGGCCATTGATTTGATATATCAATTGTAGCATCATAATCCTTACATTTAAAAGGACCTTCTAGGTATGATCTGGTTACTTTAATTATGCCAGAGTTACCTGACTTTTGATTATACCAGTTCGTATAACTTTGTGTACTAGGACCATTGTTTAAATGATCTACAAAGACAGCATTGTGTACATCATAATCACTCTTATACATAATTTCAGCACCAGCAAATGCACCAGTTACAGCACAACCAGCAATCAAATAAGGATCCGATACTCCCATTTGTACACAAGCGGCAGTTGTTGTAGTTGTACCTAAAACAGCACCCACTTCGGATCTGTTTATGTTAGCACAATTAGTTAGCGATAAACTAACTACTAAAATCCATATTATTTTTTCTAATCTCATCACAAATTTTCTGACTATTAACACTTTTAACAATGTAATAATCTTCGTTATTATCAATTACATAATTATTAAAACCTTTTTCTTGCCAAAGTGTTTGTGCTCTAGCAGAAATAGGTCTGAATAAATGTGTACCGTCATTGGCACTAGTACATACAAAATCACCGATCATTATTGATCTTTCTTCTTAAAGATTTTGTTCCAAGGCCATCTTTGCATAGTCTTTGACCAAGTTTTCTTTTGATATGCCTTTGTCTTTTCAACTTCAGCACCAATAAAGTTAACAAGTTTACCTGGTGTTTCAGCAATCGCTGTACCAAACTCTTGTGGCGTTATTGTTTTCTTTTCGTCTGCTAATGATTCAGCGTAGTGTTGAAAACTGAATACTGCAGCCAAGAATAATATTAATAATATTTTCTTCATACTTTCCTTCCCATTGATTTAAAGTCGGCAGCGTCAACAACCTGATAATTACCTTTGTTGTAAGCGATACCGATAGTTTTACCAGCAGGCAATTGTACTTTTGGTAAAGTTCTCTTAACACAAGCACCTGGGATTCTATCACTCGTAGGTATAGAATTTCTTACTAGACCGTTTATATCTAACTGTAAATTAGGTAGATTGAAACCTTTATAGGTTTTCATAATAGACGGTCTATTAATTTTTTGATATTTCTCTTTTACTTTTTTAGTCATTAACTGATTGAGGAATTGATTCTGCTCTTTTTTCTGCAAAAGACATATTGAATACTTTTTGATAAAAAGTTTCTCTAGGATCTGTTGTTAAATAACAGTTCAATAGATTATCAAAATTAATATCTAATTCTGAATAGTATGATGGATTAGTCTTTTTAAGTTTTATATGATCTTGTAAGAATTGTATTCTATTCTTATAAACATCATTCTCTTTATCTTCATCTGTATCAAGTTTTGATAGAGCAATATCTTTTTGTTTAGCAACATCAAATTCTTTGAACAAGTTATCTTTATCGTATTTAAATGACATAGTGTATATTTCCTTCTGTTTTTGTTAGTTTATCTCTTAATAGTATCATAATTCGTCTTAAAAGTCAAGCATTAAAAAAGTGAGTAAAATCAACGATTTTTTATTATTTAATCGTCCGAGGATGACCGAGGATTGACGATTCGCACCCACCACGCACTCTTTATCACACATTATTTTCTACCTAAAGTTGTATTAATAAAGTCTTTAATATATGCAATTTTTACCTTATAGTCTGAAATTGACCAAGCAACCAGACCTATAAAAATTATTAGTAATAACATATCCATATTATTTACCTATATTACTTTCTGCTTCTAAATTAAGTGAAGTATCAATGTCTGATAGTTCTTTATCAGTAAATGTAGTTTCAGGTAATACATTACCATCTTTATCTCTTACTACACCTGCGTTCTTATCTTCTTCTTCAGGTGTCATAACTTCTACCTCGTCAGCATAAGTGTCAATATGTACATCTTCAGCCTCTTTTGCTTCTTCTAGTGTTTGATTGTATGTATCAGTATCCCAACTTACTTTACCCAAATACTTCGTTGTATCTGAATCTGTATAGTTAGCGTCTACCATATATGTTTCAACACCATCACTAGCATTCGTCATATCTTTACCTATCTTACTGTGATTGATACCACCAAAGTCTAAAAACTTTTGGTCTGCCTCGTCTTTGTCTTTTGCTAATACATCTTGTTCTACAACAAGAGTATAATATGTTTTCTTTCTGTATAGATTTTTACCTACATCTTGTTTAAATGTGTAAATATCTGTTTGTGGTTGTTTGTGCATTAGTCCTCCTACTTGTTATTTTCACTACTCATTAGCAATATGATATAGTGAATTGCTTTTAATAAATCTTTTCTGTTTCTACCGTTCTTCTTACCAAATCTAGCAAGATACTTAATAGCATTTGCCTGACAGAAATCTTTATCAATACCTAAATGTCTTAACATATCTTGTACTTGAAATCCGTCTTTCGTTGTACTATAATGTTCAGTATAGGTTGATTTAATATAATTGTCTATTTCTTTTATAATTTTATCTTCATTATATTTCATTATTGTAAACCTCTTTCATTATAAACTGGTACGTGTTTTTTTGTTTTTTTCAAATCAAAATCTTTTCTTAAAGATTGTCTATCCCATTTCTGACCATAGTCATTGAACAGGTTTTTATTACCAGCAGCTACATCTGGCCATACATCTTCATAAGTTGTATAATATTTGTCTTCATCAATCAATTCTACTCTTGTTGAATTAGCAAAGTTGGCAGCTGTTTCTTTATAATTCCAATCACAATGTTTTAAAATCTTCATTTTCATTTTTAGATTGTCAAATTTTGATCTATACTTTTCAGGTACATTTCTGTATATAGTTTCATAATGATAAAAGAAATCACCGTGACCATCTGGATCCATATACTCTCTTAAATAACATACATTGAAAGTTTTGTTTTTACTCATTAAGCATTCTCCGTTTTGTTAACATTCATCATAATTACTTCGTCAACATTATTCTCGTCAATACCTGTCATTGCAACATTCTCAACTTTTAGAATATCTGCACAAGCGGTTTCAACTGTAATTAAGTTTTGTTTAACTTGGTTGATAATCTTATCAACTGCTTTTTCAGCTGTATCTTCAGCCCATTGTTTTACTTTTGACATAGTGTATCCTTTGTGTTAGTGTTTGTATTAGTCGTTTTGTTTTTCATATACACTTATATTATAGGAAATTGACCCTAAAGTCAAGCACTAAAAACCTTTATTTTATGCGATTTTTTGAATTATTTAGGAGAACAAAAGGAGAACACCCTTTATTTCCAATGTTTTTTCACCCAAGCAATGGTATCCATATTGTATGATTCGTATGGATGTGGGTCTGCGAGTTGAAGTGGATCAGGTTTACCGTGAAATACTGCGACCTTAGCACCTGGATAATGCTTAAATGTCCATTCACTTCGTCTAAATCTAGGATTAGACCTATCATACCATTTAGCACTAAAAGTCCATTCATCTGGATAAATTTTAAACTTATCTGGTACCTGTTTAATGCAATCTGATATTACATTCTGATCGCCTTGTAGTTTATCAAATCTTTTCTTTTCTGATTGATATAGGTCCCATACATATGGTGTCATTACTTCGTTATTAAATCTCATTATACTTGAATTGAAACCTTGTGTAGTTAAATTAAAATCTCTCATCAATACGACCTTACTATCTTCTTCATAAGTAAAAAAACAATCTATATTATCTGTAATAACTACATCTAAATCAAAATATAAACTATCACCTTCTAGGTTTGCCTGAGGACTGAATAAAGTAAGTTTATTCCACCAACCTTGATAGTTTTCAAATGGTACTTTTCTAACTTCTACATTATCACCTTTTACTAATTTAGGCATTTTTACGTGATCTGTATAAATGATAAAATTATGAGGTATAGTTAGATGTCTTTGTACCATATTGTACAATATCTTTACATACTCTACTTTATACTTGTTGCCCCAATATAAACAAACTACATTTTTCACACTAATAACCAATTGTATGTTGCTCTCATACTCATAAGTAAATACATTAACTCCATTAATGTTCTTGCCCAATCTCTATCTTTGTAACCAAAGTAAACCCACATAATACAAGATACCACACTTAAAGACCAACCAACCCATTGTGTTGCTATATTAGCATTTGATAGTATAGATACACTTATCATTGCTAAAGCAAATCCTAACCAACGCCAACCGTTAATGTTTTTATAATATCTAATCTTCATTTTGATACTTTAATGTTTCATATGCTGTACCATCTGCCATTTCTTCTAGTGTAAATTGATTTTCTGCAACAAACTTTAACCATTCTTCCATAGTCTTTCTACCTGGTTTCAATGGTTTATCTATCTTCTTTATATCTCTACTTGTTACAGGACCCATAACACTATTTGCTTCAGCAAATACAGGAACATAATTAAATAAAGCATCAAAGGCTGATAAACTATAATTGGTAACTAATGCGTGGCAATTTTTTAGATCATCTTTAATATCTGTTTCCCACCAAGGATTACCTGGTCTAGGTTTATTTCTAAATCTAATCTCTCTATCAGTATATTTACTAATCTCTTGTTTTGCTGTTTCTACCCACTCGTCTTGTGTTATACCATTCATCTGATAGGTAACAGTAGGTGATGACGGACATAACAATATGTGTTTACCTGTATCACGCCAACCTTTAAATTCTGCGTCTTCGCCTAATTGTCTTCTTAATTTTTCTAATCTAGCAGGTGTATTTACTTTACCTTTATTTGTATGAAAACTACCCTTACATATTCTAAAATATGTTTTATCTTTATCTAATATTTTAGGTTCAGGATATCTTGTAATCTGACTTGATATATAACCAGTATCAACAAACCAGTATTCTTGTTTATTTTCTATGCACTCTTTTATTTTAGCAATATTATTACCTGCTAAACCCCAAAAGAAATGTATTGGTCTGTCTTCATCTTTCCAACCTTTTTCTATGTTTGGCCATATCTGGTGTGATAGACATTTATCCCATTTTATTTTATGTGTTATAATCATTTTGGTGCATAAAGTAATTCTGACTTAACAGATAATACTTGTTCATAGTTAATACTTTCAAAGTAATCTTCAATGTCATTCATAGTTATATTTTGTTTTACCATTACTTTCTTTTTTGCTTCAATGTGTATAAAAGGTTTACATCTTTCTATAAGATTTTTAGCACCTATCAATGCTTCTATTTCATATCCTTCAGCGTCTATCTTTATATAATCTATATCTTCTAAAGCAAAACTATCTAATGTTCTAACAGTTATATCTAAATTACCTCTATCACTAGCGTGTGTATTGCCTGTTTCTTTAGGATTATATAAGAACATCTTTTTACTTTCTTCTCTACCTAAAGCATAAGGATATAATGTATAGTTATCTTTTGTAATATTCTTTACATAACATTCTCTTACTTGTGGTATAGGATCAAAAGCATATGTATGTTTAAATGTATTAGTAAAATCTTTTGACCAGAAACCTATATGTGAACCTATGTCTATACAGTTTTTTAATTCAGGTTTCTTCATCTGAATATACTTTAATATTGTTTCTCTATGAATAGTTTGATAACCGCCATCTTTAATATAGTTTTCAAAATGTGTATCTGAATCTGGTAGATACCAACCCTTTACAAATTTCATACTCTTAACCACCTATCATTATTTAATGTCCATTGTACTACTTCGTTTATTCTTTCTTCAATAGATACTTTAGGTTCCCAACCCAAATCTTTCATTAAGTTACCATTTAACGCATAACGTAAATCGTGTCCTGGTCTGCTAGTATGAAAGTCTACCATTTTATATTTAAGTTCTTTATTCTGTGCCCTAGCAATCTTTTGTGCTAGTTCTAAATTATCCCATTCAACAGGTCCTACTAAATTAAACTTAGGACACTTTGCCCCACCATAGTCTTGTTCTAATTTATCTATCTTGTTTTGATTTTGCAATAAGAACAAGCAACCATCTGCAACATCTTTAGCGTGTATGTAGTGTCTGCTACCTGGTACTTTCTTATCTTTATCACTATGTATTGTAACCATATTACCATCTGCAACATTCTTAATTGTCATAGGTATAAATTTTTCAGGATGCTGTCTTTCACCAAATACATTCATTGTATGGGTAATATAAACTGGCATATCATATGTGTTTTGAAATGCAACTGCAAGTTCTTCACCGCCTGCTTTTGTAGCACTATATGGATTTGTAGAATTGTATCTATCTCTTTCTTTGTAATTAACACCTTTAGGTGCCGGACCAAATACTTCATCTGTAGAGAAGTAAATAAATCTTTCTAAATTTTTTTGTTTACGGCCAAAGTTTAGTATGTTACAAGTTGCTACCACATTATCCATA